GATCTGGTACTTACGGACAACCACTCCTAATAGGTGGAGTAGGTACACAACCAGATAAAAATACAATAAAAAGACTTCGATTACAGCAACAAAGAATGAGAGATGATGAAGAAGTAGCAGCTTTAATGTTGCTACAAATTATGAGAGGTACACAATATGGACAGCGAAATAAGACAAAGCTATGATAAGATGTTTAATACCTTATCAACCGAAGGTTGGCAGATAATAAGAGAACGGTTAATAGAAATGTTTAACCAACAAAACAATCTCTTATCTATCCCAGACGAAAAAACTTTTTGGCAACAACGTGGCGCAATAGGTATGTTGCATCTTATGATAGAGTTTGAAACCGTATTGAAAAACGAACTTGATCAGGCAGAAGACAATGCTTAACGATTTCAAGTGTCGCAAATGCGGAAATATATACGAACAGTGGGCGCACAGTAAATGGAAGAAACTTCCAAGTAAATGCTGTGAAGGCCAAGTTTCAGAAAGAATTATTTCGGGCGGGAATTTCTCACTACCCGGAATAGACACAGGATTTCCTACCGCAGCCGATAAATGGGCGCGGAGACATAGGAAAGCTAACCACCACAATCTTAAACGATTGGGTATACCACATTAAGACGTTCCCCCTAAAAGGGTTAAAACAGGAGAACTCGTATGACTGATAAAATAGTCGATTCTGATTTGAGTAATCTAGGAGAAATAGATACAAGTAGTCTAACTTCTCAACTAGAAGCGGAGAAGACAACTAGCGATAGCGAAGAAAGTATTTCTACAGTAGAGAATGTTGCGGAACAAACAGTTCCAGACACAACAGTTCCTCCTAAGTTCCAAGGAAAATCTGTAGATGAAATTCTTGAATCATATAGTAATTTAGAAAAGCAATATGGTAAACAAGGAAATGAACTCGGAGAACTTCGTAAGCTAGCCGATACCCTTATTCAAAAGAATTTACAGGAGTCTCAAACTAATACAGCACAGGTACAAGAGGAAGCAATATCAGATGATGATTTTTTAACCAATCCGATTGATTCTGTGCGAAGAATTGTTGAGGAATCTTTACAACCTATTAAAGGAGCTTTAAGTCAAACAGCTACAGATACTACTATTAGTAGGCTTCAAGCTAAACATCCTGATTTAGAAACACTTGTTCAGGATATAGACTTCCAGAAGTGGGTTATGGAGAGTGTACCTAGACAAGACATGTGGCAGAAGGCTAGTGCTGGTGATTTTAATTATGCAGACGAGTTGTTTAGCCAATATAAAACTTTATACGGAGCTAAACAGCAAGCAGTTCAGCAGAAAGTTCAGACTGAGAAAGAGAAAGAACTACAAGCTGCTACTGCGGTAGCTTCTGGGGCATCTCCTGATGCAGTGTCTACAGGTAAACCTACCTATAGGCGTTCAGAGCTTATTCGTTTGCAGTTAGAAGATCCTAAAAGGTATGCAGACCTTCAGCCAGAAATTTATCAAGCATACTCTGAGGGTAGGGTTCGATAACTCTACATGTTTTAATTTTAAGGGAGAAAAATAATGGCTAATTTTTCAGCCGCATCTGCGATGAATACCACCACACAGGATAAATTTATTCCTGAGTTATGGTCTAATGAAGTCGTAGCTGCTTACAAGAAGAACTTGGTTTTGGCAAACCTCGTTACGACAATGAACCATAGTGGGAAGAAAGGTGATACGGTTCACATTCCGACTCCTACTCGTGGCTCTGCTACAGCAAAGACAACTCGGCAACAGGTAACTCTGATTGCTGCTACCGATAGTGAGATTAGTATCTCTATCGACAAACACTATGAGTATTCAAGACTGATTGAAGACTTTTTAGATAAACAGGCTTTGACGAGTATGCGACAGTTTTATACTGACGATGCAGGATACGCACTTGCTACTCAAATAGATCAAGACTTGTATCTAAGGGCTTATGAGCTACAAGGTGGAACTATAAATACAGTTGTTAATGGTGTAACTACAGATTTTGGTACTGCTGGAACTGTTATTGGTTCTGATGGTTCTACAGCGTTTGACGCTAGTAGCAATAACGCTGCTGCTATTGCTGACGCAGGACTTCGTAAAGTTATCCAAACTCTGGATGATGCAGATGTTCCTATGGCAGACCGTTTCCTAGTTGTACCTCCTGTAGAAAAGAAAAGTCTTACGGGAGTTGCTCGTTTTACGGAACAAGCCTATGTTGGAGAAGTTGGTGGAGGAAACACAATCCGTAATGGTCTGATTGGAGATCTTTATGGTGTTCCTGTGTATGTATCTTCTAATGCACCAACCGATACAGACAGCACTCAAGATGCCCGTTTGTGTCTGCTAATGCACAAGTCTGCCCTAGCTCTTGTTGAGCAAATGGGTGTAAGAACTCAAACGCAATACAAGCAAGAGTTCTTAGCTGACCTGTTTACTGCAGATGCTATCTACGGTACGGGTGAACTTCGTAACGATGCAGGGGTTAAAATCGCTGTTCCAGCTTAAACAGTCGTATTTTTGGTTATTTGATTTTATTGGGGGGAGAAAACTCCCCCCTTAATTAAGGAGAGAAGATAATGGCGAATACCATAGCTTCGGGAACGATTGCCTCTACGCTTAATGCGAACGATTGGGGTGGCTTGTTTTCCCATGTATACACATTTACCAGCACCATTAGCGATAATGATGCGGTAGCTCAACATGCTCATGGTGTGTTTGACGCTACCGTAACAGGCGTTGCTTTAGGTGATATGGTACTAGGCGTGGCAATTACTAACGACTTGAAGGATAGCGATAATGTTATCGTGAGTGCTTCTGCTCAAGTAAGTGCTACTGATACGGTACAGGTAATAATTGACGTACCAGCCGCATATAATGCGGATGACCTGAATACTGCGGTTATTAAATTGTTAGTTGTAAGGCCAACTTGGTAGTCTCTTAGAGAGATATAGGGGAGGTTGAAAGACCTCCCCTATTTTAAAGCAGGAGTAAGTCATGTCAGAAACAGCAGTTACAGTTTTAGAGATGGTAAACAAAATACTTACTCGTATGAGGGAAGTAAATGTAGGCACGATAAACGAGACTGACCAGTCTTCTGCAGTACTTAGGTTAATTAATGATGCTAAGAGAGAAGTAGAAGATTCGTTTGATTGGCTTGCATTACAAGAAACTATTGCTGTAGCAACTTCTTCTGATACAACTACTTATGCGGTAGCAACTTCTGACGTATTTACTAATCAAAGATCTCGAATCTTAGATATATATAATACAACAAAAGTAGTTACTACTATCCAAACTTCGGGTACAGATGATCCTGTAACTACTGCAAGTACTTCGAGAGAAGACACAAGATTAAATCCAGATCCTTTTAATTATCTTAGAAGATTGCATCAGAATGTAGATGCTGTGCCTAATAATTCGCCTTCTAGATTTGGAGTTTCTGGAGTCGATGCTACGCAAACTTTGCAAATTTTACTTTATCCAAAACCAGATGTAGATACAGATGTATCCTCTGGGACAGAGGGAACGTCTGATTATTCTAGAACACAAACATCTACTGTTTATAATTTAGATGTAGAAGTTGTTAACCCACAAGATGATCTAAATGCGGATAATCAATATACTAAAGTTCCTTGGTATCCTGTATATCTAAGAGCTTTAGCTCTAGCAGTTAGAGAACGTGGAGAAGATGAAGGAGAACAGTATTCTGAGATCCAACAAGCTTACCAACTTTCTATAGGAGATGCTATGGCTTACGAGCAAAGGCATAAGTGGCAAGCCGAAGGTGGAGGTGATTGGATGGTACTTGGAGATTATTGATGCCGAGTAAAACTCATTCACTGGTAATGAGAGCACCCGGAATTTACGGGTTAAGTACAGAAGGCGAACAAGTACAAGCTCAACCTCAGTTTGCTAGAGTAGCAGATAATGTAGCTTATGATTCTGCTGGAAGATTAGGAAACCGTAAAGGTTTTAGTTCGACTAGTTCTAAGTATGCTACCACTTTAGGAGCTAACCCTATTACTCCTGCTGCTGCTACTGCTGCAGATGATGACGGTATAGCTGTTGCTGCTAGACCAGTAACTACTTTTACTTTGGTTGGAGGGAGTTTACCTCCTACGGCTCCAAGGTATGTGAGTGCTACTAATGCAGCTAAAACTTTTGCTACAAGTACTGTGGATACTTCTGCAAATACAGTAGACTTTGGATCTGCTCATGCTTTAGCTACAACTAATAGCGTTACTTACCATAATGGGGGTGGTACTGCTCTTGCAGGACTAGCACACGAGTCTACTTATTATGTAATTAAAGTAGATGATGATACTATTAGTTTAGCTAGTAGTTACGATAATGCTGTTGACGGTACAGCAATAAGTTTGACAGGCACTGGCAATAATTCTCAGTATTTTACTGATGGAGATAAGACAGTTACTCTTACAGGAACTGACGTATCTGATGCAGCAATTACTGAGACACTGACTTTGCCTACAACTGCTGGAGTTGTTAATGGTACGGCTTTGTTTAAGACTATCACTAAAGCAGAAATCTCTGGGTATCCTATAGCAAATGTTAAGGTAGGTGTACAAGCTTCTACCATAGTTACTATAGCACATACATCTCATGGTAGGGCAGTAGGAGATACGGTAACTCTTAGCGGT